AAAGAGCTGTTTACATGGTTGCACGCGAACAAATGGATTTATCGCCGCACCGGAACTGGCTGGCGGGCCTATCAATGCCGCATCGATCAGGGCGTGTTGCAGCATAAGGTGGTCACCATCTACACCGGCGGCGTACAAAAGATTCGCGAACAAGTGCTACTCACCCCCAAAGGCTTAGCCCGATTGGCCGAAGCCTTTGAACTGGAGGTGCAATCATGAGCGATTTCCATTTATCCCTGCCATTTTCCTATGAAGATTTGGACGGCAAGTTCACCGCCCTGCCGCTCTATCACTTTGAGCTGCTCTGTTGGGCACTGGAGATTTTTGAGAGCCGCCTGCTCATTGAGCCGGGCTGCATTGATGCGAAATCCGATCCCGAACTGGCCGAAGCCTATGAGAGTCTGAGCGTGGCTGTGGTGTGTCATCCGCACTGGCACGATAAGTTTTCCACCGCCAATCAGGTGCGGCAGGCAGTCAGAGCCCGCTATCTCGGCACCCGGCAACGGGCTATTCCGGCGACTTGTCATGGCTGAGCGCATGTCTGCATCGGTTCGGATGGCGCAGCGTTGTGTGGCTGAGGAGCACATCATGCGCTATGCCGGGGATCATGCGTTGTGGCATAAGTATGTGCATGGGGTGGAGCTGGATGCGGTGCAGATTCTGAAGATGCAGGAGATGGACGATCATCCGAACAGCATCGATTTCGCTTGCCGTCGTACCGGTAAAACGGCGGTGAAGGAGATGTACAATCTGGAGCAGAATGCTACCCATGCCGATCAGGAGCTGGGGATTGTGGCTCCGCGTGAGGCGCAATCGCTGGTCAATCTGGGTTATCACCTCGATTCGATTCGCACCAGTGAGATGCTGGAACATTTCATTGCCCACAAGTCCGGGCGCAAGCAGTTGGCCGACACATATTATCAATTTGCCAACAATTCGCTGGCGCGGGCGTATGGCATTATGGCGCAGGTGGATGGTGGCGATATGACCATGGCCAGCCTTGAGGAAGTGGATGATATGCCGAAGGAACGGCTCTATTCCCGCTTTTTGCTGATGATGGGCTCCACCCGCCGTTTGCACGCCTCGAAAGAATCGAAAAACGATCCGCAGATTCGTATCACCGGCGTATTCAAGGGTGCGGACACGATGACGGACATGCTCGATTCAGGGCAGTATCATGCCATTGGCTGCATGCATGGTGAGGTGGCGCGGGGTGAGATTCGCCGTCTGATTGGTGAGGGATACATGCGCAAAGAGATGCTGGATGTGAACGAATATCACTATCCGCTGCCGATTATGCACATGGCCAACGCCATTGAACTGAAGGCGGTGGATGGATCGTATATGGAGCTGATGCGCGATCAGCTTTCAGAAGATGAATTTATTCGCCAGTTACTCTGCGTCAATGTGGCCAGCCGGAATCTGATTTGGGATTTGTGGATTCAGCGCGCCCGGCAGGTCGGTTTGATGGCGCGCATTGAGTTGGCATCCCCCCTACCCGGTCGCAAATACAAAAAGCGCGGCCTGATTTCGATGGGCTATGACCACACAGGCCACGGCGAGCAGCCGGAATCTTCACGCTCCGCCGTGGTGATCAATGAGCAGATCGGCGCATATACCTGCACCATTTACGCACGCACATGGCCGCCCGGCACCGATGAGGGCATCATCAAAGAGGATTTGAAATCGTACTGGGCATATTTCATGCCCGATATTGCCCTCGGCGATGCATACGGTATTGGCCTGCTCACTGCCCTGAACGATGATTTGTTTCTCGAAGGCATGACAGACATTGACCGGCGCACCATCGGCGAAGGCCAGTCCACCGCCAGCACCTGGTTGGAGTGGGCGTTCAAACCGATCCGATTTGAGGGCATGGTGAAGCACCAGATGGCACAGGCCGTGCGCAGCCTGTTCAACAACAAACACGCCGCCATTGCCTATGTGGACGATGCCGAAGATGTGCCGGAAACCGAAGACATGAAAACGCTGATCCGGCAACTGGCCAACATCAAAGTGGAGCCCACGAAAAACAGTTATTCGAGCTATAAAATGGTCAAGCCCAAAATCGGCGATGATCTGTTCGATGCGGCCATGGCCTCAGTTTGGGGCTTAATGACACGCGGTGCAGTCAGCCTGATGCCAACCCAGATCGCAGTCACCAAACAAACCCGCGAACAACTCATGGAGGCCACGGCATGACCAGTCAAAGTCAAAAGCATTTCACCACGAAGGACACGAAGAGCACGAAGGAAAACCAATACAGGGTTTTTTGGGTTGATATGTGGCTGGCTCCATATGGGTTCATGGGTAGCGATGAGTCACGGACGCATAAGGTTGAAAGCGCAATGGTTTTCAAAAGCATAAGTCAGGCAGAGCGGAGAATTGAGCGATTGATGAAGCTAAGACCGGCAGAATCACGTCATGATTTTGTGATTGTCCCATTATGATTTTGACTCCCTTCGTGCTCTTCGTGTCCTTCGTGGTGCAAGATTTTAGGTTTTAGGTTCTAGGTTTTTACGGTTTACAGGAGAAAAGCTATGTTTGGAATGAAATGGTTACGGAAAAAGCCGCCGGTGGAGGTGGTGAAGGATACGGAGCATCCACAAACCAGCGAGATCGGGCGCAGGGCTACGCCGGAGGATTCGATTCGGTATATGTACCGGCAATTCTGGGTCGATGCGGAAACGCGGGCTGTGATTATGGATATTCGCAACATGGATCGCAAAGATGGGCGGGTGAAGCGGATTCATAATCGCACTGCACGCGATGCGGTCAAGAATGGGTTAATACTCACGTGTAAGGATAAGCGTGTGCGCCGTGCCTGGGCGGATTTCGAGCGGCGGTGCAGGTTGACCAATCCGCAGAAACTCAAATCGGATGCGCGTGGCATGTTCATGGAGGGTAATCTGGCTTTTCAGTGGGTGCTGGCGAATGATGGACATATCGTGTCCGGTCTGCGCATGCCTGCGGACACCATCGTGCCGGTGGTGACGAAGAACGGCGTGTTTGAAGATCCGGCCAAAGCCTATCGGCAGGTCGATCTGATGAGTGGGCAGACGCTGGCTGAATTCGCCCTGTTCCAGATGAGCCTGGGGCGCATGGATCCGGACAACTACGATGACCAGGGCTGTATGGGTCGACCCTATCTGGATGCCTCCCGCGAAGTCTGGAAAAAGCTACGCATGACTGAAGAGGATCTGGTCATTCGCCGCCGTCAGCGCGCTCCGCAGCGCACAGCCCACTTGCTCAAGGGCATGACCGATGAGCATGTGGATGCGTATATTCAGCGCAATGAAGAGGATATGACCAGCATCACCACCGATTTCTATGTGCGCGGCGATGGCGATGTGAAGGCAATCACCGGCGATGCCAATCTGGATCAGATTGCCGATGTTTCCTATCTGCTCGACACCTTCTTTTCCGGTGCGCCTGCGCCCAAGGGGCTGTTCGGGTATGACGACGGCCTTGCCCGCGATATTCTGGAGGATTTGAAAAAGGATTATTTTGAGGAAGTGGATGCGCTGCAAGACACGCAAGCCTCGGTCTATCGCCAGGGCTTTGAACTGGAGCTGCTCTTCGCGGGCATCAACCCGAACGATGTCGATATGGATCTGAGTTTCGCCGAGCGCAAGACCGAAACCCCGAACCAGACCACCGACCGCGCCCTGAAATGGCAGGCACTCGGCGCGCCGAACGATGAAATCTGGCGCATGCTCGGCAAAGACCCGGATCAGATCCGCGATCAGCTCGAAGAACAAAACAAACGCCACGATCCCTACCCGCAACCGGAAGCCATGAACCCCAAGCCCGGCCAACGCGTATCGATCACCCCCGGCAACGCCCCCAAAGGCGAATCCGCCACCGCGATCACCAACCGATGACCAGGCAAAGGCAAACCATTGTCCACGAATTCCACGAATTTACACGAATTTAAAAAACATCAAAAAAGGAGATATGATTATGAATGAGAATGGAATTCCCCAGGCAATGATGTTGACTCTATTCGTGCTAATTAGTGTAATTCGTGGATAAAGATTTTGACTGAAATCGCCAAAACCCCGGCGGGGAAACGAGCCTCGATTAAGCGTGCCAGCAAGAAGGCGCGGGCTGATTTGCGGCGGCTGGATGCCAAGGCTCTGGCTGATCTGGATCGGGTCTATCGGCAGGCGGCGGATAATATTGCGGCGGATATTGCTGCGGCTGCGGCGGGCGATGGGCATGTGCGGCTGGATGCGATGCGGCAGTTGCTGAATCAGGTGGAAACCCGTATCTCTCAACTTAGTGCCGAGACAGATAGGCAGTTATCGTCTGGATTCGATCAGGCCGCAACCGCTGGCACGGCTCCGTTCAATGCGGCGGTGGATGCCGGGGTACTGATGCAGGTCAATCATGATGCCGTGCAATTCGTACGCAACTTCGTGGCTGAAGATGGGCTGCAACTCTCCGACCGGCTCTGGCGCATTGATCGCCATGCCCGCGAAGTGGTCGGGCGTTCAATTCAGCAGGCCGTGGTGCAGGGATATTCAGCCTCACAGGCTGCCGATGAATTCCTCAGCCGTGGCGATCGCATCCCCGCCGAGCTACTGGCCAAGATGGGCAAAGCCAACGCCGAGCGCATCAGCCGCGAAGCGGGCAAGGCTCTGCTCTTCAACGATGGATCCCCGCGCTACAACGCCATGCGATTATTCCGCACCGAAATCAACCGCGCCCACGGCGAAGCCTACCAGGCCGCAGCCTTCGAGCACCCCGACTCCATCGGCACCCGCTTCCTGCTCAGCCCGAACCACAGGGTGCCGGATGTGTGCAATATGCATGCCCGCGTCAACCGCTATGGCTTAGGCCCCGGCGTGTACCCCAAGGGAAAAAACCCATGGCCAGCCCACCCCAACACCATCAGTTTCACCGAGGTAGTCTTCGCCGATGAAGTCAGTCAATCCGACAAATCCGGCAAACAGACCCGCCCCGATTTTCTCAAGGCGCAGCCGCCGGGATTGCGCGCCTCCATCCTTGGCGGCCAGAAAAAACGCGCCGCCTTCGATGCAGGACACATCCCAGAATCATCCATAGTCACCCCCTGGAAAACCATCAAAAAACGCCTCGAGCGAAAGGGTGTAAATGTTGAGACACTGGCGCGCCAGCCCGCAGCACCGGTTGCGCCTTTAGGTTCAGGTGGCGCGCATTCACCGGTCAGCAACGCACTTGAAGCACAGGCGTATAAAAGTGAGGTGGATCATGTTCTGGGTGTGATTGACTCGATACACACCGATGGCTCTTTGCCTGCGATTCCGGTGCGCCCATCCGTGTCAAAGAAATTTTACGGCGCGTTTTACAGGCGAGGCGGCAAAGCCACGAAGATCGCCATATCTTCACACGGCGACCATAAGGAGTTCACGCTCGCCCATGAGATCGGCCACTTTCTTGATCTGGAAGGCATTGGCGGCAAGAAGGCATACGCAACCGAAAGCGGCGTGATGCCCGGTGTTATCAAGGCCATGAAGGATAGTGATGCCATCAGCACCATCAACGCAGCATTGCAAGCTGGCGAACTGCCACCCAGAGCACGCAAGTACGCCAGATACCTACTCACAGAGAAAGAAATGTGGGCGCGCGCATACTCGCAATGGGTTGCAAAAAAGAGTGGTGATGGTATAATGCTAAAGCAACTTGATCAAATCAGGGCAGGCAATGAGTCGATAGGTATCCCGTCGCAATGGTCTGATGCTGATTTTGTCCCGATTGCCGATAAAATAGACGAACAGATGGGGAAAATAGGATGGCTATGAAATTCCTATCCAGCAAAACTGACGACGAGATGCTAAAAAATCTTGAGCGCGAAGCCCAGGCCGGCAACACCTCAGCCAAAGAAGCCCTGGCATTCTTCGATTCCGGCGAAGTTGGCGATGTTCTGGATGAAGAAAACCCCAAATAACAAAGAAAGACACATCCACTAAGCCTTCTGAAATTTAGAATATCGAATTGCTAATAGTGAAACAACCCCGTCCACGAATTACACTAATTAGCACGAATAGGTCAAAAGCTTAAAGATTTTAATTCGTGTTCATTCGTGTAATTCGTGGATAACGCCTTTGACTTTCATTCCCAATTCGTAATTCTCAATTCCTAATTCAAAAAGTGGCGGTTTTACTGCATTGTTTCCGCCATCGGTTGTGGATTGCATGGCGGCATGCAGAAATCCGTGATCTTCCGCTTATCCGAAAGCCAAACCCAGGCAGTGCGTTTCCTGTCCGGCCTCCAGGTGTCCCTGGCGGATGGCAAAACGACCAGCTGGATCACACTCACCCGCACCGGATCGTTTACTGATCCGCGCTACGGCAGCTTTGACATCACCAACGAAATGCTGCTCTCTATGGTGGCCAATTTTCATAAGGGCACCTATGGGCAGGATATCGTTGTTGATCTGAACCACGACATCAAGCACGGAGCTGCCGCTGATATCAAGGATCTGGCTGTTGAAGGCAACCGGCTGCGGGCACAGGTGGAATGGACACCGCAAGGCATTGATGCTGTCAAAAACAAGCGCATGAAATACCTCTCGGCTGAATTCCACCCCAACTACAAAGACAACGAGAACGGCAACAAACACGGCCCCACCCTACTGGGAGCCGCACTCACCGTGCGTCCGGTGATTAAACATCTCGATCCTGTCGAACTCTCTGAACAGGGCGGCGAAGCCCCCCTTTATATCCACCCCGAATTGATCAAAACCTTTGCTGAGGAGGCAAATACCATGAAGAAAAAATATCTGGCCTTACTGGCCGCAATGTATGGGGCAATCGCCCTGTCTGAAAGCGGGCAAAAAACATTAAGCGATGCCTTTGGCGTTGCACTCGGTGAATCACCCGAAGAGGCAACGGCGAAAGCCCTGCTGGCATCGTTTGAAGATGCAGGCAAGAAACTGGCCGAGGCTGAAAAAGCCAATCCCGGCGCAGCCATCCAGTTGACCGTTGAAGCCCCGGCCACAGGCATGAGCAGCGATGATGTCAACACAGCCGTCACCAAAGCACTGGCTGATCGTGATGCCGCTGCTGTCCAACTCACTGAAGATCGTGCCGCCAAGGTCAAGACCTTTGCCGATACCATCAACGCATCCAAGGGTTTATCCGATGATGTGAAAAAGAAACTCTGCGAAGATTCCGATTTGATCACCGCCGATATGAGCGATGCGCAGGTGAAGAAATTCGCCGAACGCCAAATTGCCCACGGCAACGATATTGCCATCGCACAGCAGCTTTCCGCGCTGGGCTACGTTCCGCAAGGCTCCACGCATGTGCAAGTGGGCGAATCGGGCGACATCAAGACCCTGACCGAACATGTGGATGCGCGACTCGGCATCAAGGCACTCTCTGATGCTAAACGCTACAAAGCCACCGGCGGCGTGTTATCCGATGAGAATAAGGAACTGGCCGAGCAGGTTCTGGGTCAGTTTGATCGCGCCAATGCAATGGCTCTGGCTGATGAAGCACGCCAACTTGCGGCTGGCAATTCCGGTGTTTCTGATGTGGTGCTGCCAATCTCATTTGAACGTGCAGTGATTCGTGAGGCATTGTATCAGCTCAAGGGTACCCAACTGGTTGATGTAGGCCCCGGTGTTGCAGAATTCGCCGCAGTCGTTTCGCTTCCATATTCCTATCGCGACACATCGGCAGCAGGCAAGCGCAATATTCGCCGCTATCAAGGCCAGGCTATCGCCAACGCAGGCGTGATTCAGACCACCTGTGAGGCGCGGCCTATTCCCCAGAAATTGGGTTTCCTGATTTCCGATGAATTGCGCTACCTGATGACCGCAGGCAAAATCAACTGGGATGCCGTATCTGAAAACAGGCTCAATGCATCGCGCATTATTGCTGAAGATTCGGATATGCTGATTCACAACGAGTTGCTGGATGCCTCTGATGAGTTCACAGCCACTGCCATTGCCAATGAGATTGTGGCCGGGCTGAATGGTGTGCTGACCACGTTCCCGCTGGCAAATTTCCCGGTTGTGCGACCACGCCTGGAATATGATCTGAAAGGGACTCTGGTTGGTTCCATCGGCAATGCTGTCACAGTATTGCTCGCTGCCGCAGCCATCACAGAATATGACGGTACAGGCACACAGGCCGCAGGTAATTATTACTCGCTGGATTACAATGCGGGTGAAATCACCGTAGTCAACGAGGCTGGTGTTGCACAAGCTCACGCCGCCGGTGCGTTGGATGTTTCCTATTCAGCCGTCACCAATGTTGCCCGCTTTGATACTGATCTCGGTGCCCTGTTGCCACGCGATCTGTGGGACAACTTCATGACCACCTTCGCAGGCCGAAAGGATGTGATTCAGGATGATCGCTTCCACACTTGTGATTTCTCCGCCATGTCCGGCACTTCGAAAACGCAGATTGAGCAGGCCCGTTCCTTTGTTGAAAGCTACGCTCGCAATGCCACCGATCTGGCCGCCAACGGCGATCTGGGTCGGATTAAAGATGTGCCGACCTTCCGCGTTGCAGCACCAGGCATCGCACTGGGTGATCAGCGTATCATCATGGGTGAGCGCGGCTCCACCAAGTTCCGCATTTCCAAAGCCTGGTCTATGAATCAGCTGGAAAATCAGCGCGACAATACCGGCGCATTCACCGGTGAAAAGGCCAGCTACGGCGATCAGTTTGTGATCCTCAAAACGCCTGATCCGCTAAAACGTGCCTACACCTCCGTGGTGTTCTTCTCCACCACAGGCCGCGTCGCAAGATAAGGCTGAATAGTGAAAGGGGAATTGTGAATAGTAAAAACACAATTCCCCTTTTCCATTTCGCCCATTCTAAATTCCAAATTCTAAATTCCCAATTTTAACGCCGGAGATGCTCATGAGACACATTCCAATCACCAACAACACCGACCACGCCAAATATTATGGCCGCTTCCGCGTTGCGCCGGGCGAGACCCGCATCATCGATGCAGCAGAGTTACCACCGCACCTGCAAGAGCCGGAAGCGACTCAGGCCGAACCCGAAGCCCCGCACGATCCGCTGCTGGATATCCTTGATGGCAACATCACCGAAATCGCCGAAGCGTTGCCGGGTTTGAGTGAAGATGAACTGAATCAACTCGAACAGGCCGAACGCGACGGCAACACCCGAAAAGGCGTAGAGAAAGCCATCGCCGAAGAACGACTCGTCCGCGCGGGCGGCGGAAATGATGAATAGTGAATTGAGAATAGTGAAAGCAGCTTTGTTGCTCCATTTCCCCATTCAAAATTCCAAATTCTAAATTCCCATGTCTATGTCTCAGGCCAATCTGGTCACTGATCTCAAAGCCTCGCTGAATGATGCGGCGGCGGTATTTTCGAGCCCGGCAGATCTTGATTTTATCCGGCATCTGGATCATGCCGCGCTGGATTTCGGGCGTGTGCGTCCGCGTGTGCGCTCGGCCACGGTCACGCTGGTGGCCGATCAGGATAGTTATACCGCGCCTGCTGATGCCATTGATGAGCATTCGCTGCAATGGGGTCGCAATCAAAAGCGCGATTTGAAGCCCTGGGACAGTCAATTTCCCGGCGCGTTGCCTAGGCTGGATATTATTGGCGATCCCGGTGCGCGGATGCTGGTGTTGAATCCATCCCCATCCCTGCGCCAAATCAACCTGCTCGGTGCAACCTGCCCCTTTCGCTATTTCGCCGCCCACAGCATTGATGCCGTGGCAGCCAATACCACCATCCGCCCCGAAGATCGGGCGTTGTTGTTGCTGCGGGCTGCGGCGGAGAGCATGAAAGAATTGGCCATGCGCGGCGTGAAAAAGCCGGTATCGCTGCGCGATGGCATGCACGCATCTGCCAAGAATGGCACACCCGCATCATTGCACGATCAGTTGATGCGCGAATTCGAGGCACTGGCATGATCAATATTGAGATCAAGGACCGCGCCCGTCTCGAAGCTGCATTTGCCCATGCGCCATCAATCATGATGAAACATCTGCGCAACAGCCTGCATAGGGGAGCACAGGAACTTGCCCGAGCTGAGAGACTCGCCGCACCCAAGGCGCACAGCCCCCTGACGAAAAGCATCATTCCACACCGGGAAGATGCACTGCACTATCGTGTTGCCCCCGGTGTTGCCTATGCCCCGGATGTTGAATTCGGCACAGATCCCGGCCTGATGCCTGCTGTTGAACATATTCTTGATTGGGTAAAGATTAAAAATATACAACCGGATCATGCCGATATGCGTCCGCGTGATCTGGCCTATATGATTGCACGCGGCATTCGTGATCATGGTGTTACAGCGAATCCGTTTTTTTACCCGACCGCAGAAAAAGAGACTCCGCATATCCGGCAATTGGTTAGTGATGCCCTGGATGCTGGCATGGTGGAGGCATTCGGATGAGCTTTTATGGCGATGTGATCGATGCCATGGCCGCAGCTCTCGGGGTTGCCGCGCCGTCGCGCCTTATTCAGCGTGATCTGAAGGATTTCGGTGATCTGCCCGCCGCAGATATCGGGCGTGGTGTTTATACCCTGATTGGCAGCGGCATCAAGCCGGTGGATGCGACAACAGAAATGCTACAGGTGATGTTGGTTGGGCAGATTGAGTTGCCGGAGAGTGCCACACCATCTGCAGTAGAAGCCGCCGAATTTCTAATGCTCGATGAGATACGCCAATATCTACACTGTTTGCAGGGTATCCATATTGTGCATACCGGCTGGAGGCAATCCGCGCAGGTCAGCGCGCCGTTCGGTTTTATATCCGGCGTGCTCAACGTTGGATCATTCAGCACTGATCCGCTACCCAACCCGGCCATCGTGGGCAACATCAACTATGTGCCGTGTGATGAGATTATTTATCCGCCAGTCTCCGATGTCCGCATTGGCGTTGTGCCGGATATTGGCGCAGGCCATGAGCCGGAGTATGTGAAATTATGATGCTCGAACTACTCCAGCGCATCGAGCGCATCGAGCGGCAGATGCATAACATTGCATTGCTGGGCACGGTGGCTGATGCCAACTATGCCACGGCTCGGGTTAAGGTTGCGATTGGCGATCTGGTCACCGGCTGGCTGCCGTGGCTGACGCATCGTGCCGGCAATGATGTGAACTGGGATGCACCGGAAATCGGCGAACAGGTGCTGGTGCTTTCACCCAGCGGTGAAATCGGCAACGGGATTGTGGTGCCTGCCATCTATCAGGACGCGCATCCGGCTAACGGCAATACGCCCGATACAACCAACCGAACATATCAAGATGGCGCAGTCGTATCTTATGATCGTGCTGCACATCATTTATCTGCCACGTTGCCAGCGGGGGCAACCACCGCACTGGTTTCGGATGGTGGCATCAGCATCACCGGCGATATTGCCGTGACCGGAAAAATCACCTCCACCGGCGATATGATCGCGGCAGGTATTAGCCTGGATCATCATGTGCATGGCGGTATTCTGCCAGGTGGCGCAAACACGGGTGTACCTCAATGATCGGTATCAATAACGCCACAGGTGCGCAGCTATCCGGCATTGGGCATCTGCGCCAGTCGATTGCGGACATTCTCGGCACGCCATTGGGTAGCCGGGTGATGCGGCGTGATTATGGTTCACGCTTATTTCAATTGACCGATGCCCCGATGAATCGGGGCGGCGTGATGGATGTGATCATTGCCACGACTGAAGCGTTGAAAAAGTGGGAACCGCGCTTGCAGCTCTCGAAAGTGAGCGTGGATCAGGCCACATCTGATGGGAAATTCAGCATTGGCGTGTCCGGTATTTATACACCGAACGGCACGCCGATTGCGCTGGATGGGATCATTATATGAGCCTCTCGCAGATTGATTTCTCACAGATTCCCGCCCCGGCGGTGATCGAGTTGCTCGATTTCGAGACGATTCTGGCTGCTATGAAGGCCGATCTGCTGGTGCGTGATGCCACGCTGACGGCCTCGGCTCTGGAATCCGATCCGGTCGCAAAGGTTTTGGAGGCCACAGCATATCGCGAACTGAATCTGCGTCAGCGGGTGAATGATGCCAGCCATGCTAATATGCTGGCTTATGCGGTCGACTCCGATCTGGATCAGTTGGGCGCGAATCGTGAAACCGTGCGCCTGGCAGGCGAAACTGATGCAGCCTTCCGCTCTCGCATTCAGCAGGCGTTTAATCGGCTGGCTGCTGCTGGCCCCGCTGCTGCTTATATTGAGCATGCGCGCGGTGTGGATGCATCGATTGCCGATGTGTCGGCTATCTCACAGGCAGATGGCAGCGTCACCGTCACCGTGCTGGCTCCCGAATTTATACCCACAGCCAATGCTACACCCGATCAACAGTCAGCCGGACAGGCAGCGTTCCCCTCCCTGGTGCCGCCGTCCGGCTCCGTCGTTGTAATTGCTGGCGACAATGCGCCGCTGGTCAATCAGGTGCGCGCCTGGCTAACGCAAGACACCATCAAGCCGCTGACCGATGTGGTCATTGTGCGTGGTGCAACCGTGTTGCCGTTCGCGATTGAGGCTACCCTGACATTTTACCCTGGCCCCGATAGTGCCGTAGTGATTGCTGATGCGCATGCCGCCTTGGATAAATATCTATTAAGCATCCGCCGCATGGGTTTTGATGCGACGAGATCAGGCATCATCGCCGCGTTATCTGTTGCGGGCGTGCAACAGATAGTGCTTCAATCTCCGGCTGCCGATGTGGTTGCCGATGGTTTGTCCATCGCGCTAGCCACCGCCGTCACGCTGACGGACGGAGGTCGCAATGTCTGATGTTGTTTCCATCCTGCCGCCCAACGCAACCGATCTGGAGCGCAATATTGAGCAGGCCACCTCCCGTGTTGGTGCTGTTCCTGTGCCAATCAAATCTCTACGTAACGATGCTACCCTTGGCGCGAACCTGCTGCCGTGGCTGGCGTGGTCGCGTGATGTGCCATTTTGGGATAAAACAGCCAGCGATAAAAACAAACGTGCCATTGTCAAAGCCTCGCTCGATTTGCATCGCCGCCGTGGCACCCTCTCATGCTTTCGCGATATGGCGCGCTGGGCAGGCGCGGAACTGGTCAAGACAATCACACCGCCCGCCAAAACATTCTGCGCAGCATCTACCACGCAAGCCGGACGCAATGCGTTTTTGGATCGTATGCCGCAACTACGCTTTTTCTCATTCCGCAACCACGGCACGAAGCAGGGCGCAATGAACTGGAAAGATTTTCCAGTAGCTGCTTCAGGGCACGGCATGTTCCCTGTCCAATCCACTGCTGCCGCACGGCTTGGAGTCAATGCATTCATCCATGCCGATGGTGTTGATACGCCGTTGACCACCATTGATCGGAGCAGCCAGACCGAAAAACGTGATGCCATCACCACGCAGGAAGTTCGGGAGCACAGCAGCAAGGGCAACGCCACATTTGTAGGCGGATTTATCGACTGGCTGGTGCAATCGACAGCCAAAGCGCGGTTTTACAC